CCGCTGGTCACACAGGCACAATTTGCTGCCTACGAAAACTCAATTGCTCGTCAATTGGTCACTGTGTTCGACGCACCACTCAACACTGGTAAAGTCCTACAAGTTCCTGTATGGGCATCAGTCACAGCACAGAACATCACTGATGAGGCAGCAGCAACTATCATTGCTACCAACACCACATCAGCCACCATCACACTCAGCGAACACGTTGTTTACAACCAAGTCACTGACATGTTGCGTGATAGTGCCTACATGAATGTCATGAGCCAGTTGGGTGACCAAGCAGGCCGTGCCATTGCTGAAAGCATTGACACACAAGTGTTCAACTTGTTCACAAGTTTCTCACAATCAGTTGGTTCAACTGGTGCTGAAGTAACTGCTGACTCAATCCTGCAGGCCGCTGCCACTCTGCGCAGCAACAAACTGACAGGTCCTTTCTTTGCTGTGTTGCATCCAAAAGTTTGCTACAACATCAAGAAACAACTCACATACTCTAGCCAGACCAATGTCCCTGCATTGAGCAACCTGGGCAACAGTGTGTTATCCGACTTCTACATCACCACTATCGGTGGCGTGAGCATTTTTGAATCTGGCTTGTTGAGCATCGACACTGACTCGGACTCTATTGGTGCTGTGTTCACACGCAGTGCTCTGGGTCACGCCATGCGTGGTTCCATCTCTATGGAAGTCACACGTCAATCAATGAATCGCGCAAGCGATATGACTCTGACTGCTGTTGCTGGCGCATCTATTCTGCAAGCCAGCCATGGTGTCAAGATCATCGGCGACGCCGCACTGTAATCGGGAGTCAAGATGGCTTTCATTGAATACGGCTCAGAAGTCTTAAGTTTTGCCACATCAGGCGATGTTGAGGCTTTGGATGCTCGTCTGTTCGAACAAAATGAAGGCCTTTCTGCTGACTATGTTGATGATGCATTGATTCGTAGCACACAACGTATATTGAGCCAGTTAAGAGCCACAGATTGGTGGCAGAGTTATTATCTACAAATGAACACATCGGGCAATGCCATCAACAATGTTGCTGACATACCCCCGTTGAATGCCGCAAAGATTCTTGCACGTCGTGAAGACTTTACAGAACTTTGTTGCTATTATGCATTGTATGATTACATTCTGCCTTACATTGCCAACTTTGGTGACGAAGACACAGCCGAACGCAAGAAGATGGGTTATTACCAACAGAAATATAATGGTCTGTTTGGTGAACTCATCACTGCTGGCGATTGGTATGACTTTGATGGTGCTGGCACAGTGACCGCGGCTGAGAAAATGCCCGGCATTTACAATCTACGGAGAGTGCGATGAGATCAGAAATTCTTGCTTATTTGAACGCAAACAAAATCACGGGATTCAATCCCAGTGCTGAACTGCCTTGGGACAGTAATGGCACGCCTTTGTATGTTAAGAATTACAAGAGTATCTATGTGGATCAAGATCAAGTCAGTCAGGAACCCCTTATTGATGTGTTGAATGGGCCTGGTGTGGTGAATCAAATCACCACAGTTCGTGCCTATGTCACAACAGACGCAAAACAAGTTCCCTCAAACCTTGCTGCTCTGATAGCAATGATTTCCGCAGCCCGGCTGACCACAGGTATTTCAGGGGTAACCCAGAGAACCACACAGGTCACAACCAGTCTAGAGAATGATGCACAGATCACACAGTTTGAATTCAGTTTCACACAACTGATAGTAAATTAAAAGAAAAGGATAATTCAAATGAGTTATATCAATCCAAGTCCAGGCGTTGCAGGCCGTCAAGTCACATTAACACTTTTTGTGGATGGCGTCTCTGCTGATACTGGCATGAGTCTCCCCGCACTACAAGACGTCACAGTAAACAACTCAAACGATGTGTTTACCTGGACACAATTGGACAGCGGCAGTAAGAAAAACGTGGCCACAACTGCAACAAACAGTTTGGACATGAACATTGTGTTGGACGAAACAACATTCTTCGGCAATACAGCAGCAACCGCAAACACTGCGGCCAAGTTGGGCGTGTTCAACTTGAGCAAAAACAAATCCTATTGTGATTTCAGTTTGTTCATTGGTGACGGCGTCACAATCTCTGGCACGGGATATGTGACTGGTTTGGCACCTACTGTGAGTGCAGACTCACCTGTGTGGGTCACACCTATCACTATCACAGTTGACGGCGACTACACTGTGACCAGTTCTTAATCAGAATTGCACAACAAAACAGGGGCTCACAAGGCCCCTTTTTTGTATCATACTAAATATTAGAAAGAGATCAATGGAAGTAATAGATTCAAAGACCACAAACCAACTGTTGTTGAGTTTGTTAGCAGAAGTGGCCAAGGCCACAAACGAACTACGTTGTGCGCAGGCCGACGTGAACAAAGCACAAAGCAGATTGCAATTTTCTGTAGCAGTGTTAAATCAACTGATTGAAAGAACAAAGGATTAAAAGATGAAATTATCAACACTAGCAGCAGCACCACAACTGGTGCAACTAACATTAGACGACGAAGACACCATCAAAGAATATGGTGAACCCCTGGAGTTCTATACCTGGGATCGTCAACCACTGGATGTGTTCATGCGTATGGCAGTGGCACAACAACAAGACAGCGGACAGATGCTGGACCTTGTGAGAACCTTGATCCTGGATGAACAAGGTCAACCTGTAATAACTGACACTGCCATGGTGCCTGCTGGCATCCTGGTCAAGGCCATTGGCAGGATCACAGATTTTTTGGGAAAGTAATAGGCGGCCGCCCTCAATGGCTCCGCGCTGACACCATGATGTTACTGACCCTGGATCACCTTGCACAACGATATCATCTCATGCCCAGTCAAGTGCTGGCACAAGGCACCACCCTGGACTTGAGATGTATGGAAATTGGCAGTGCCTGGGCTCGTGAACAAGATCCCAATCAGCGTAAGAAAATCCAAGCAGAGCGACGTGAAGACCTCACACAGGAACAAATGCAACAACGCATTGATCAGGTGCGAGCCAATCCGCCCACCTCTGCGAGACGACGACCAAATGGAGCCAGAAAATGATATCTACCACAATTCGTGTGACCAACACAACCTCTCAGGATCTTAAGAAATTCAAGAAAAGTTTTGACGCATATCCTGATCAAGCATTAGAAATGTTTCGCTTGCTCACACCCAAACGTTCGGGCAATGCTCGTAGGCGCACAGTGCTGTCAGGTGACCGGATTGAAGCCAATTATCCCTACGCACAACGCCTGGAAGACAATTGGAGTCCACAAACTCGTGGTCAAGGTATCCTGCGTCCATTTGAACGCTGGGCACGTCGCAGAATTGCGCAAATCATGAAAGGTCTATAATGGCTTACGATGCAACAGTAAATGTCCGGGTCAATGGCCTACAAAGTCTGACCAAACTTGAAACAGGTCTTGCTGGACTCAGCAAGAAATTTGGAGGTTTGCAAACAGTGGTGGCAGGTGCTGGACTTGGGGCTCTGGCAGCACAGGCCATCAATCTTGCTGACAGTTTGGTAGACCTAAGTCGCGCCACTGGCGTGAGTGTGGCCAAGATAGAAGAACTGCGTGGTGCTGTGGTGGCCAATGGCGGTCGCTTTGAAGATGCCAGCAAAGCAGTCAGCAAGTTTGCCTTGACCATTGACGAAGCCGCACAAGGCAGTCAGAAAACACAAAATGAATTTGCACGCCTGGGTGTGAGCCTGGACGATTTGCGAAATCTCAGCGAACAAGACTTACTGGACCGAGTGATTCAAGGTCTAGGAACCATCACCAGTGACAGTGAACGTGCTGCACTGGGCATGAGTTTGTTTGGCAAAAGTTTCCGCACAGTAGACACATCAGCACAGGGCCTGGCCAAAAGTCTTAGAGAGGCTGCTGGCTCAGGTGCTGCCTATGCCAGCAACATTGAGCAGGCTGCGCAACTGCAAGACAAACTGGATAGAAGTCTTGGCAATCTACAGATAGCAGTGCTCAAGGCATTTGGACCTGCTATTGAAGCCCTGACCAAATTCTTGGATGCCACCACTGCCAGCGAAAACGGCACCCGAGGCCTTGTGGTTGCATTGCAAGCACTGGGAGCAATTCTAGTAGGCGGCACTGTGGGCGCTGGCCTGTTGCTGGTGGTCAAAAGCATAGGTGTGTTAGGCCGAGGATTTGATGCCCTGATGAAGGTGGGTCGAACGCTGGCACCTGTGTTCAAAGCCGTTGGCACAGCAGCCACAGGTGCTGCCACAGCCACAGCCAATCTTGGCAAGGCCTCAAGCCTAGCAGGTGCCGCAGGTATCTTTGCTGCCAACTCACCTTTCTTGAGAATCCTACGTGCTGCGGCTGTGCTGATTGGTGTGCTGACATCTGGTGTGTTTGCTGCCATGACAATCTTTGATGGATTTGGTGATGTGGCTGTTAATGTGTTTGCACGAGTCACAGAAAGCATTGGCGAACTCATTGCTGACATTCTTAATCTGGGTGGCCTGCTGACCATTGCTGGAGTGGGTCTGGGCACACCTTTTCAGATAGTGGTAGACAAAGCACGTGAAGCAAGATTAGAAAGTGAACGCCTGGCCCTGGCACAGAAAAAAGTTGCCGAAGCAGGCAAGAAAATTGAAACCGGTCGAGACATCAGAACTGTAGATACCACCTCTTATGACAAGTTGCTGGCCACCATACGCAACACCACAGAAGAGTTTAGACGCCAGAACAAAGCCAAAGTTGCCAATCTTGACACTGACACAAAATTAATTGGTGCCAGTGCTCAACAACGACAACTCACAGATGCACTCACAGCCGCCAATGAAGACTATCAGCGTGTGATTGCTCAACTTAGAGAACAGAAACGCAATCTCACCAAAGAAGAACGAGCCAGTGGTGCTGAAGCCGCTATCAACAAACAAATTGATGCTGCCAGAATCTTGTTCAATGTGCAGAAGACCAGTCTTGAAAACAGTGTGGCCTTGAACGTCAAAGCACAGGCTGTGGAACAAGCAAGACTGTTCACAATCACAAGAGCCACAGACCTACAACGTGAACTCAACAGTCTCACACAACAAACAGCCAGTGTGTTCCTGCCTGAAGTGGCTCGAGCCTATCTGGACATTGAAGCAGCAGCCCGGGCCAGTGCTGAAGCAGAAATTGCTGCCGAAGAACAACGTCGTGGAGCCACGCTCAATGCTGAAGAAATACAAGGTTATTATGCAGCCGCTAGAGAAGGCATTGACAAAGTCAAAGCCAGCACACGTGAACTGATCCAGGAACAACGCAAGTTTGAATTTGTGCAGTTCCAGAAACGCGAAGAAGTCAGACTCAACGAAGAACTCATACGCTTGCAAGACACCATGGCCAAGAGCACCATGAGTGAGATAGAACAAAAATACTATGACATTGCAGCCGCGGCCAGAGACAGTGCCAAAGAAGCCATACGTGCTGAAAAGGCTCGTCGTGGTGAGCCCTTGGACATTGATGAAGTCAAGAAATATTACAAAGTAGCCGAAGAAGGCAGCAAACGCCTGGCTGCTCAACAAAAGAAACAATACGAAAGCAGCAGAACATTTGCTGCTGGTTGGCAACGTGCCTTTCAAGATTATGCTGATGCGGCTGGTGATGCTGCTGCCACAGCCGGAAGATTGTTTAGAACATTCACAGATGGTCTAGAAGATGCCATTGTGGACTTTGTGAAAACTGGTGAATTCAACTTCAAACTGTTTGTGAGCAACATGTTGGAAGAACTCCTGCGCAGTCAGATCAGAGAAACCATAGCAGGCCTGGGCAAAGCCCTGGGTCTGGGCAACTTGTTTGGTGGCACAGCCAGCATTGGCAGCAGCGCCAGCAATCCCATGTATGTGGTCTTGGCTGATGGCGGCACAGGATTGGGATCTGCCATTGCCTCAGCCAATGGTGGTTTGTTTGACACCATCAAGGGTTTGTTTGGCATGGGAGGCAGCAACAGCAGCAGTGGTGGTGGCGGTGGTGGCAATATATTAGGCACCATTGGCAAGACCATTGGCAGCATATTCAGTCCCAGCAAAAGCAGCGACAGCGGCAGCAGTGGCGGTGGCATAATCAACACCATTGGCAAAACCATTGGATCAATTGCAAGTGGCATTGGTGGTGCTGTGAGTGGCGTGGCCAAAGCAGTGGGCAGCATATTCTCAAGTGGTCCTGGCAGCAGCAGCATGGGCGGTGGCGGCATCTTGGAAACCATTGGTGGCGGTATCAAGAGTCTGTTCTCTGGATTCTTTGCCAACGGTGGCATGATACCACAAGGCCGATTTGGTATTGCAGGTGAAGCCGGACCTGAATTGATTGGTGGCCCTGCTAGTGTAACACCCATGGGCACCAATGTCACATACAACATCAACGCTGTGGATGCCAGTAGTTTTGCCAGTTTGTTGGCACGTGATCCCAGTTTAATTTTCAGTCTCAGCGAAGCAGGCAGACGAAATTTACCCAACAGTAGAAGGTAACAACAATGACAACAACTGCTTTTCAATATGTGTTTGACAATGCCGAAAGTATCAGCATGGTCAAAACAGCCACCACAGCACAAACATTGTCAAGAGACAACACTGTGCGCACGGTGAGTCGCGGTGGGCAAGTGTGGCGTTTCACTGTGAAACTGCCGGATGGAATACCCTGGACTGAAGCCAGACCCTACATAGAAAGCATAGACTATGCTGACCGTTATACCGACGGCAATGTGCAAATGAACAATCCTGGTTACACTGCCTGGTTGATTCCTTACCTGGGCAACAGTGTGAACTACACAGGATTCTCTGCATCCTGGACACAAAATGCCACCACAATCACATTGACCGCCAGTCCAACCACTGCCAGTGGATACAAGTTTAGAACAGGTGATGTGATACAACTGGGCACCACTGGTCACGTTTACAGTGTGGTAGCAGATGTGGCATTCAATTCAAACACTGTGACACTCAACAGAGCCATCCTGGATGCCACTGGATCAGGCACTCTGCAGGTGGCAGAGAATGTGACCTGGAATGTGATCTGCACTGAATTGCCCACGTGGACCATATTCTCAAGAGATCAAGTGAGTTGGTCTGGCAGTTTTGTTTTCTATGAGAACCTATTATGAGCATTGATTTAACTGCGTATCAATCAATTGAGACAGCATTGTTCTGTAAGATAGACGTGCCAGACTACAGTGCTGGACCCTTGTTGTTCAGTGGATACAATCGTGCAGTCACAATAGATGGTGACACCTACACAGGCCTGGGTCAGTTGCTGGATGTCAGCAGCACACAAAGTGATCTCAGAGCCACTGGAACAGAATTGCAACTCAGCATCAGCGGCATACCAAATTCAGTGCTGGCGCTGATTCTCAGTCTCAACATGCGAGGATCACCAGTGCAGGTGTTACGTGCATTTTTTGACGCAGAGACCAAGCAGTTGTTAAGTATTACAGGCAATCCAGCAGGCAGGTTCTATGGCAAGGTCAACAACTATGCTATTGAAGAACAATTTGACAATGGTGCTAGAACAGCCAGCAGCACTGTGGTAATCAATTGCAGCAGTTATCTCACAATATTAGAAAACAAAATTGCCGGACGACGAACCAATAGCCAGGATCAGAAACGATTCTTTCCCACAGACATCAGCATGGACCGTGTGGTCAAGTTGGCCAATGCCAACTTTCAATTTGGTGCCCCAAGTTCTGGGTTGCCCCCAAGATAACAAGGATCCTGTATGAGTTTTTTTGATGATCTAGTAGACTTTGGCAAAACTGCACTGAATTTTATCACAGGCAGCAGTCCTGCTGCCTCTGTGGCCAGAACAGCACTCACTGGATATGCACTGAGCCGTGTGAGCAAAAGCATTGCCAAAGACAATGCCAAACCTGACACCACTGCCAGTGCAAGGCCTGACAGGCCGGTGGCCATCGACAGGGGCGTTCGTGTGAGTGTGAATGCCAGCACTGACAACAGTATTCCCATTGTGTATGGTGTGGCATTTGTGGGTGGTCAATTGACTGACGCCCGGATCAGTGCCAACAATCAGGTCATGACCTATGTGCTGACCATAAGCGAGCGCACTGGCGTCAAACTCAGTGACAGTGCTCAAAGCAGTTGTGCTTTTGATGCTGTGTATTGGAATGATCAGAAGATCAATTTTGATACCAATGGTATCACTGCCCTCAGCACCACAGACAGAGATGGCAACACAGATACCACCATTGCCAATCTAGTTCAAGTCAGATGCTATAACAATGGCAGCACAGGACCAGTATATCCCACAGGATTCAGTGGTGCTGCTCTGGCCAATGCCTATGACATAGTGCCTGGCTGGGGTGTGACCAACAGCATGAGTGGCCTGGTGTTTGCTGTGGTGCAGGTCACATACAGCAGTGACAAAAATGTCACCGGCTTGCCGCAAGTGAAATTCAAAATCAACAACAGCATGCATTTGCCTGGTGATGTGTTATTTGATTATATGACCAATACCAGATACGGTGCCGGCATTGCACCAGGAGACATCTACGCATCATGAACACATTTGAACAATTAAACTCATACAGTCAAAACGGAGTGCCGGCCAACAGTTCGCAGAGTTATAGTATAACCTGGACCGGCACTGCCAGCACTCAAAGCATTTCAGCAGTGGAAGATGCCTTGATCACTGTTCCCACTCCTGTGAATCTCACAGCCATGGCAGCCAATCCTGCCAATGTGACCTACGGCATCAACACACATCCTTTGACCAATGTGATCTGCAGTTGGGCGAGTGAAACATTCCCACCCTGGATCACCTACACTGACACCGGTGCACTCAAACAGATCACAGGACAAATTGGACCCATCAGTTGGTCACAGTTCAAAGCACCAACCTTGCTGGCCAAAGATTATGCCAACAACTGGAGTTTTGTCAGCAGCATTGTGTATGCCAACACAGCCAGTCCTGCCAGCAACAACACCATTAGTTACACCACCAATGTCACAGTGACCAGTCAAGGTGAACTCAGCCAACCAGGCAATGTCACATTCAATGAAGACACCACAACCTTTGCCATCAATCCCAGCGCACAGATCACGGATGCCTACTCAGGCGACTTGCCTTACACCTGCACACTAACTCCCAACATCACCAATGCTGTGTTTAGAATGAATTCAGTGACCAGCACTGGCGGCACCAGCACATTCAACAGTTCTACCAAGGTGTTGACATTGAATGGCACCAAGACTGAGGTCAATGCGCACCTGGCCAATGTTTACCTGGACATCACCCATGACTGGGCCAACAACTTTGTGATGAGTTACAATCTCACCAACCCCATCAGCAACTTGCAAACTGCTGTGAGCCAAAACTTCAATGTGGGCAACACAGCATCAGAGTTCACCTGGAATCTGATAACCACCACTGCGTCAGGTGTGCAGTTTCCTACCCTAGAATACATAACGCAGATTGCCAACCCCATTGGTCTGCAGATCACAGACAACGTGGCCAATGCCAATTACACTGTGCAGTTTGCCAGAGCCGACAGCACTGTGAGCAATTTTGACAACAGCATCTGGTATATCAACGGTGTGCCATCAGGCACTGGACGAGCCAACTTGGTGTATGGTCCTGTGAGCAAGGCCACTCTAAATGCTGCCAACATTGCACTCTTGGTAGCAGAGCCCAACACCACAGTGACTTCAGGCGGCAACACCACCTTTAATCCTGGCACCATGCAACACTACTTCAATCTGTATCGCAATGATCCCATACAAGGCAATGTGAACATTGCAGGCAATGCTGCTGTGGGCACAGGTCAGATCACTACCACAATGGTTTATCGTGCTGAAGAAATCAACGTCACAAGAACCAGCACCAGAAACTATCAAAACCCATTCAAGATGTTTCCGTCAAATGTGATTGCCAACATCAGCAATGTGGGCAATGCCAGTTATAGGCTCACAGTCACACAAACATCACCCACCAGGCTGGGCAACACCACTGCCACAGTGCGTGGCAATATTTCCAGCAGCGGTTTTCAATTGACTCCAGGCACAACCACTGCCAACAGCCTGGGATATTTTCAGAGTCCATCTACTGGTAATCCTGCCCAATTTCCTGCCAACATAGGTTTCTACAGTGCAAGTGACATCAACACCTACAGTGAAGTCATGGATTTCTGGCCAGCAGCAGGTCAGACTGGCAACATTGAATTCTCGGTGCAGGTAGAAAAGATTGTGAATGGCGACTTAGGCAACATAGCCAATCTCAGCACAGGCAGCATGGCCAATTCAACTGGCAGCATCAATCCCACACGCATCTTACAAACAGCCAGTGTGCCATCACCAATTGTGTCAACTTCTAGTTCTCTCACACGTGCCAGAGTGGGCGCAGGCACGCTGATCAATGATGCAGTGTTGGGCAGTGGATTTGACATCAATGATGGCACCTACACAACACCAACCAACAGCAGCACAGTGGCACCCACATATCAAGTGGCGGTTATTCCTACAGACAATCAATTAAGGGTAAATGTGCGTGGCTCAGGGGTGCCCAATACCCAACCCAACGTTGCTGCCACTTATTCAAACGTTACTCCTACAAATGAACAAGGCCTGTGGTATCCTCGTCGCAGCACCAATCTTGGACCATTCTATTGGCGTAATGGTGATCCATACAACAACCCCGATGACGGCGCAAACTCATATCCCCTGGTGTATACTGTCTTCAGTGCTCCGCGTGGGGGTGGTGTTGCCGGCACCAATGATCAGAATTTTGGCAGCACTGCGGCAGATATTGTGGCTACAGTTCTCAATGCTGGTGGCACGCCGACTCCCACTCGGTTGAGTTTTTCATCCAAGAATGGCACCTATCCTGTGACTGGCAATATTCAATTTCAAGTGTATAGAGTCACACCGCATCCCAACATTCAAGAAACAATCACAGCCAACACAGGCAATGCCCTGGCGCAAAGAGTATTGATTGGCACCAGCAATATCACACTAACCATCACATAAGGCGATTACCATGGCTACATCATATTCAGAGTTCACAAGATACAGCATAGACGGTGTGGTCAGCACCAACAAAACTGTGTGGCAAAACATTGAAGCCATTGCGTCGGCAGCCGGTGCTTGGGTCACATTTGACCAGACACAAGGCAAATGGGCAGTGATCATCAACCGGGCTGAAGGCAGTTCAAGAAGTTTTGATGATTCAAACATTGTGGGACCCATCAGCGTCAGCACCACAGGCTTGAGTGATCTATACACCACCTGCAGAGTTCAATATCCTTTTACTGATTTGCGTGATCAATTGGATGATGTGCTGATCACCTTGCCAGTGGCATACACCAATGACAATGATCCCAACAACACTCTAGAAATCAGTTATGACATTGTGAACAATGCTGAACAGGCACAAGAACTGGGCCTGTTGGAACTGTTGCAGACCAGAGTTGATCGTGTGATCAGATTCAACACTGATTTCAGTGAGTTTGGTATCTTGGCTGGCGACATTATCGATGTCACAAATGAACCATTGGGATTTGTCAATGCACTGTTCAGAGTTGTCACACTCAGCGAAACAGACAATGAACAAGGTGGCATTGATTTAGAAATAACTGCATTGCAGTATGATCCTGGCATCTACGACATTGATGTTGATGAATTGATTGTGAATGAAACCACAGGTATCACCGCCATTGGCTTGATTGGCACACCTGGTGCACCTGTGCTGACCAGCAGCAGTATCAATGTGCAACCAGCCATCAGTGTGGTCAGCACATCACCCTCAGGTGTTGTGGAAGGCATGGAGTTCTGGCAAAGTCCTGACAACACCAATTTTGTGCTGATCCAAATAGAAAGACCCAGTGGCGGCGGTGTGTATTCAACCGGCACCAGTGTAGAAACCAAGTTTTTGAAAAGCACTGCCGGCAATGCCTATTTCAAAACTCGTGCATTCAACAACAGCGCACGTGGACCATTCAGTTCCAGTGTGGGTGTGAATTTTACTCCCAAGCAGGTCACAGAGGCTGTGGGCAACAGCACTCAATTGCTGTATGCCAACAACACTCCGATCACGCTGTTGCAACCTATTACCAGCAATCTCAACAGTGTGGACACATTCTTGAATGGTGGTTCCAACATGGCCAATGCTGTGTTCAACAGTTACAACACCACCTATGCAGCAGACTATGGCGTGAGCCTGGCTGGGGTGCCATTGATTGTGAGTCCCGGTTTTGGCGTTGTAGAAGTCACCTGTCAGGCCACAGCATACAACACTGCTGAATATGTGGCCAGCAGTCCAACTTTTCAACCAGTGTATGGTGCTCCCTATGTGTTTAATTTTCAGATCAATCCAATGGATTATGCAGGCACAGGTGACAGCAATGATCAATTGGCAGCCCAGATAGATTTGTTTGATATCACAGCCAACACTGTGGTCAACAGCGATGCAACTTTTATTGCTGGTGGTGCTGAAGGCAAAGACAGAATTCTCATCAATTTTACTGGCACACTCAACACTGCAAACACTTATCAATATGATCTGACCATGATCAACCACACAGCAGCCAACGCAGCCATGGATGTTCAATGGGTGTTTAATGGCCAGACTTTTGTGGGTGCAGCCTAAACAAAAACTGCAGGATCAATAAATAAACTATTGCTGGTGCCTCAGTGCCAGCAGTATCACCCTTAGGAGAGAACACATGGCTGGAGTTTTAGACTTCCAACAATATCTGGGCGGCCCAGACCAAGTCAAATGTGAACAGTGGTTTCCATCCACTAGACGCACATTAGTTTACAATTTTGACCAGAACATCACTGGTTGGACATTCAAAGCAGACTTTCAAACCATTGTGGTAGACACAGTGAGTTTTGCTCGTTACACCGGACAACCCAATTTTGCCAACAGCACAGTGATTGGATCATTTGCCAAGGTAGACTTGACTGCATTTGCAGGTGGCATCTATGTGCCCACAGTGCTGAATGCTGCTACAGGCACAGTTCGAGTGTATCACCCCAACGGCATGTATACAGGACCCATAGTGCCTGATGCTAGAAAAAACGTGCCTATCACAGTGTTCAGTTTTACTTGGACAGATGTGAACACACCCATTACCAATGTGAACACACACAGGTATGCCTTGGTTCAATGTTGGGAACCTGAAGTGGATCCTGGCGATCCAACCTTGCTCACAAGTTATATCCCATTAGTATTGGGCAGTTAACATGACCTACACTGTCACTATCACAGAAGAATTCAACAATGTGACTGTGGATGAAACCACAGAGAACGTCACAGTCACTTCTAGTGGTTATCCCATAACCATTCTATACAATGCCACCAATATTGATACCAATCCATATGGCAATGCCAATGTGGTGTCATTGTTGGCCAGTTATGGCAGCAACACCATCAGCACCACCGGCAACATCACTGCTGGCAATATCAACGGCACCATAACTGGCAACATTGCCAATGCTGCCTTTGCTACCACGGCAGGCACAGCCTACAGTGTGTCAGCAGCCAATGTTGTGGGCACAGTGGCCAATGCCACTTTTGCTACCTCAGCAGGTCTGGCAACTTTTGCAACCACTGCCAATGCTGTGGCTGGTGCTAACGTAAGTGGCACAGTGGCCAATGCCACATTTGCCACAAGTGCAGGCTCAGCAACCACTGCTACCACAGCAACCACTGCCAACTCAGTAGCAGGTGCCAATGTCACAGGCACTGTGGCCAATGCCACATTTGCCACCTCAGCAGCCTCAGCAACCAGTGCCACAACTGCAGGCACTGTGACCACCGCGGCTCAAAGCAATATTACCTCAGTTGGTATATTGACTTCAATGAGCAGCACAGGCAATGTCACAGCCAATTATTTCCTGGGCAACGGATCACAACTCACAGGCTTGCCTGCCACATACGGCAATGCCAACGTGGCTGCCAATTTGGCAGCGTTTGGCACAAATCCCATATCAACCTCTGGTAATATCACTGCTGGATATTTTGTTGGCAACGGATCTCAACTCACAGGGTTACCTGCAGGATATGCCAATGCCAATGCCACCAGTTTGCTGGCCAGTTTTGGATCAAACACAATTTCAACCACAGGTAATATCACCAGTGGCAATTTGAATGTGGGTGTGGATGCTGTGATTGCAGGCAATCTCACTGTTAATGGCACAACTACCACAGTCAACTCCAACACAGTCACAATCAATGACAAATTTATCAATGTGGCCAACAATGCTTCCACTGCGGCAGCAGCCAATGGTGGTGGATTAGGTGTTGGACCTATAGGTGGCGAATATGCTTCGTTGACCTACAACAGCACAGCCAATGCTTGGAATACCAGCATACCTGTCAGTGTCACAGGCAATGTCACAGCCAGTTATGTGATAGGCAATGGATCTGCGTTGAGCAATTTGACAGGTGCCAATGTCACAGGCACAGTGGCCAACGCTACATTTGCCACAAGTGCAGGAACTGCCACAAGTGCTACCACAGCAGGCACAGTCACAACAGCCGCACAGGCAAACATTACCTCAGTGGGTGTGTTGACCAGTTTGAGTTCTACAGGCAACATTACCGGTGCCAATATCACAGGAACACATTTTGGATCAGGCACCGGATTGACATCATTGCCAGGTGCAAATGTTTCGGGTGTTGTGGCCAATGCCACCTATGCCACAAGTGCAGGTTCGGCTACTTCAGCAACCACTGCTGGAACAGTGACCGCAAATGCACAGGCCAACATTACGTCAGTTGGCACATTGACCAGTCTGAGCAGTAGTGGAAATATCACCGGAGCCAACATCAATGGCAACGGATCTGGTTTGAGTTCAATCACTGGTGCCAATGTTTCAGGTGCTGTGGCCAATGCCACTTATGCCACTTCAGCAGGCAGTGCTGACAGTGCAAACACAGCAGGTGCTGCCAACTCAGCAGTTTATCTACGTGATGCCTCAGTGCCAAGTGCGTATGTGACTGTGAATGACACTTTCAAGGCTGTGCTATTGCCTGCTGGTGGAAGTATTGGTTACGGTGGTGATGGGGTAGATCCCAACACCGGTGGCAGTCTGGACATTGTTCCTGGTGGCAACATAGCCAATGCCTATGCGAGTCTGACATTTATCAACACTGCTAACTTTGCAGCCAATCCCATTAATACTGTGAATGTCAGCAACAGTGGAATGAGATTTATCTATGACTTTGCTAGTCTTCATGGTGGAAGCAAAGAATTACTGTTGAATTCAACAGGTCTGAGTTTGAACACCACATTCTCAGCCACAGGCAACATCACCGGTGGAAACTTACGAACTGGCGGACAAGTCAGTGCAACCGGTAATGTAAGCGGTGCTTACATTATTGGTAATGGATCTCAACTAACTGGCATTCCAGATGCTGGATTTAACGCTTTCTTATTAGCAGGAATGTAACATGACAACAGTATACAAAGTATTGGGACAATCAAATCCCTCAGCAAACACACTCACAACCTTATACGCTGTGCCCAGTTCAAATGCCGCAGTGGTCAGCACCATGAGCATTTGCAATCAAGGTGCTGCCAATGCCAACATCAGCGTGGCTATTGCACAGGCCAACACCACAGTCACAGCAACACAATACATTGTGAAAGACGCATTGATTACTACCAATGACACAATCTTTCTCACACTGGGGGTGACCATGGCAGCAACAGATACTATTCGTATCAGTTCAACCAACGCCAACACCAGTTTTGCAGCATTTGGAAGCGAGATTTACTGATGAGTCTGGGATACGCAACAGGACGCAGTCTCAAACGCACAGGCACCATGAGACGCTGGAAGGACTTGATCAGTTATTCAACTGGACCTGTGCCACCAGTGACCAATCCCACAATTGGTATGACTGCCACTTCAGCCACAACACAAACTGGCACAAAGAAGTTTGGCACAGCCTCAATGCTGATATCCAACAACAGCGGTTATATTCAGAACACATCTGGTGATTACGCTTGGTGGCCGTCAGGAACAGGTCCATACACCATTCAATGGTGGCAATACATTCCCAGTGCTGTGGCCAGTGGCACCAGTCGTGAAATTTGTTCAAATGAAATGACCAACGGCGGACTTGGACTTCGTTTTGGTTCAAGTTTTGGTAGTGGTGGCCTAAACAACTTGAATATTTTTGCTCGTGGGCAACTGGACATGCAATATTGGAGTTATACCTGGACTCGTGATGTGTGGCAGTTTGTGAGTGTGTGTCGCAATGGCACCAATGTGTATATGCACGTGGATGGTGCAAATCAACCTGTGAGTGGTGGATCAGGAGCAGGCACATATAATCATGTGGCCACATCTGGTCTCAATAAGATTATGATTGGCAACGCAGGCGGCACCGGATTGAATGGTATCTATATAGATGACTTCCAGGTATTTGGCAGCACAGCGTTATACACCAGTGCCTCTTACACTGCGCCCACAGCAGAAGCCATTCTTGAAACAGGCACCACAGCCTGTTTCAATATGAACGGTGCCAATGGCGGCACGTCATTCCCAAACAAAACTTCAAACTAAGGACAGATCAATGGTTTATAGAATTCAGATTTGCGTTGAAGATCACTCATTAAATGGCGCTCGTCAAGATAGAGAACTTGATCTAGAATTGTTCACTGCCATTGTCACAGGGCAACACCCACAAGGTGATGGTGATGCACACACTCGCGACAGTTCACAGCACGGCGGTCAAAATCGCACTTGCCGTTATCATGCTGTTTGGAATCCTGCCACAATGACCTGGGTCAGCAATGCTGATGCACAAGATGTGGCTGCATTGTATGTGACCTGTGCTCAGGAGAGTTTTGGTGGCTGATATTGAACGCACCAATCTAGATGCACACGTCAGCCTGTGCGAACTGCGCTATCAGGCTCTGGAACGACGTCTGGAATTAGTTGAATCTCAACTGGGTGATTTACATACTCTCGTATTAGAGATCCGTGACAGTCTCGCTCAACTACCTGCCGGTGAAAGCACACGATGGATTCAGGCTCAGGCAGCGGTGATTGCTGTGCTGGTGTCGGCTGTGGCTTGGTTGGCTGCACGGCTTTGGACTTGAACCTGGGTTCAAACTCACCGGTTGTGGGATTTCGGTAACTGTTGCAACCCGAACAGTGTTCGCGCCAGGCGCCTGCACGACGACTGAATGATCGTTCAGGAGCACCCTCAAACACACGTTCACAATCTGAACACTGTCGATGCGGCATGCGAAAATTGCGTATTTTCATTCCGCCTGTGTCTCGTGTGAGCCAATGTTCACCTGAGGCTGTGAGCACTGGTTGATCTCGGGGTCTCAACTCTACGTCAGCAACTTGACTGACCAATTGTTCAAATCGTTTTTGTTCCATATAATATGCGTATATTTAGTGACCAATAAATATTGGTATGAGCAACCAACTATCATTTTCAGTAGACCAAATTGTAGAATATCCTGACTTGTTTATTATCCGTGTGCGTGGGCCCAGTGATGAACAAATAGACGCCTTTATGACCCTGGATGAAGTCAGCAGTTTTTTGCAGGACTTAGGCGCACAATGTGTAGCGATAGCACAACAATGTCAACAGATACAAGCAGATCAATCAGATGAAACCTTTACCCCGGAAACTCCCACAACACTCCACTAAAGACCATTGCCTGGTTGTGCTCAATGGACCCAGTGGTGATCTCATGCCAGATCAGGACTGTGAAACATTTGTGTGCAATGGCAACTTCTTGCGACGCCGATGGGATCACATTGTGAGTCTGGATCATCAGCGCATTCAGTTTGCTAGACAGCACGGACATGGTGTTTGGACCAGACCAAGATTTTGTCGTGGGCAGGACATACCGGTGCCAGACAATTTCATGGTGTTTAATGATTCAGGCAATGCTGCCATCTGGGCAGCGCACACCATGTATCAGGACATTGTGATTGTGGGTGCTGATTCCTGGTTGGGTGGTGAAGAATACACAGTGTGCAGAGAACTGTATGAGGTGGCAAACAAGAAACCCAAACTGCCACCCATATGGTTTAAACGTTTTTTGGATTGGTCAGGACAGACCACCAACAACTACATCTTTGTTTGGCCAACCATCAAATTAGGCGTGAAAACCCAGCGGTTGGAACAGGTCCTGACTAAATATTTTGTGTAGGCACTGATATCTTTCAAGTTAAGTCAATACTGTGGTTGGTATTGATCCTGTTCCTGATGTTTATATTGCCATTTAAATGTCCCCCGTCAGTGCTTACACTCATTAGGTAAATCTGTAGTATCGTGTGAATCCCCCAAATCTAAACAGTTTGGGGGATTTTTTTGTGGTTTGCCAAAACACTAGGAAAAAAAGTGATATTTTGCTACACTTACTAAATAAACAAAATGGCAAAACAAACAGGCAGCATTTAATGGCAAAATTAAACTACAACAGACCCAATGGCGGCTACGAAAAAGAGCCCTGGGACAAGTTTAGACAAGACAACCAAAAAAAAGCAAAAGCACTAAACAAAACAATCAGCAAAGAATCAGTTTTTATCAGCGGCAAATATTGGAACAAAGACATAGGGCAAGTAATCAACCAGGATCCATCTTATTGTGAGTGGGTTTTGGCGAATCAGCCCAGAGGCATCGTAGCAAAGCAAATCATCAAGTATTTCAACCAGCAAAGATAACACCCAGCGTCACAAATCCCCTCTGTGCGTGGAAGAGTCCAAACCTTGGTTGGCCCAAGTCACTTACGCCTGTATGGCCCTGACAAGGATTTCCAACTATAAGCAACGACTATAAACGAACCAGCCGCTCGTGGCAACACCTTGGGAAAGGTTTTCTCACGAGCACAAGTTTTCAGCGTCCGCTACCTGTTAGCACGGATTGAACTTCCAAGTTTGCTTGGTTCACAAAAATCAATTGGGGGGAGGGTAATTCTCTCTCTTGAGTCAGGAGCAGTTCGCACGAGATCCATTGCACATCACGTGAGTTATTACATATGGTCAGACGCTTTGCGTCCGCCCAAAAGTGATCAAGCGAGACTTCGTCTCTTCCTCTTGACCCCTTTACCTGTTGCACCTCTTGAATCTCTTGACATCTCAAGTGCAACGGCTATGAGCCAAGCACGAAGTGCGCAGGCGAATAGATGAGTGCCAACTCATCTCAAAATCAAACTGGCATTTTGACATTTACTAAATACAACACGAGGACACAACCACAATGACTGACCAATATATTTTGATAGACGTAGAACAAAGACCAGGACGCAATGGCGTGAGATTCTGGAGACTGACATTTC